GCCGTCAACTTGCCCTCGCTTGCCAGTTTTCTGACTTCACCTCGATCAACCTTCAAATAGCTCGCGATGCTGTTTAAAATCGTCGGAGCCTGCTCAGCGATACTGTTAAATTCATCACCGCGCAACGTCCCCGATGCTAAGGCTTGCGATAATTGCACTGTGGCCGATTGCATTTCCGCCGCGCTTGCCCCGCCGATGACAAATTGTTTATTGATTTGCTCTGAAAACTTGATCAATTCGTCGTTGCCGGTAAAGGCACTTTTGGCGTTGAGCCCGAGGCGTGAGACAAGCTCTGCTACACTGCCAAACGTCGCGCGGGAACGGTTAGCACTCTCATGAATCTTTTCCATGAGTTCAGCGTTGCTTTGAAGGCCGTCGTTGACCATGGCCACGCGTGATTTCATCCCGACAAACTCGTCAGACATCTGCATGATCTTTTGAACACCAAAACCGCCACCGATGGTTGTCGCCAATCCTGCCACCATTGAAGTGATCCCGCCGAAGGCGCTTCCGAGTTTGCTTGCCGCCGCGCCGATGCCGCTTGATGCTCTGCCCGCCGCGCTTTCGATGCTGCGCAAACTGCCACTGACACTGCCGCTGGCGCTGTTGATGCTTGTTAATCGATTGTTAAATGACAATACATCACGGGAAAGTTTGTTCATTTCCCGCGACATATCGTTTTGGAGCGATACTCTAACAGATACTGTTTGCAATCGCTTCACCTACTTTCTTTTCCTTGCGGCCTTCATGGCCTTTTCGCGTTCCTCTGCTTCCTGCATATAGGCGGCCGCATAAAAAGCTTTCATACTTTTGGCCGAATAGACAAAGTCCATCACATCAGACGGCTTCCAATCGTGATCCCGGATGCCGATGTATGTAATTTTGGCAATGTCATCCGACGCAATTAGTTTTTTGCTTCGTCAATGTCCTCCCCATCCATTTCTTCACCGGATGTGATTTCATTGATCTTGTCCATCATGTTGGAGTAATCTTTGGAGCTCGATAAAATAGCACGCAATGTTTTTATTTCACCGCGAACCCCGTAAGATTCCTGTAATTTCGCGTCTTTGAGGTCAGGCCATACAATACAAGCGCACGCCAATTCTTCACCGATGGCCACGGCGTCAGGCTCTTGCACTGCCCTACCGATTTCCTTGTGAAATACCGCCCGTGTATGTTTTTTCTGGATCCGCGTTAATTCTTCTGTCGATATCGGGCGCAATTTCCACACGACGGGCTCCCCTGTTTCGGGGTCAATCAGTCTGTCTGTCGCTTGATATTCGATATCCGGAACGGGTTTCAAGTTGTTTGCCATGAATAATTCGATATTTTGTGCCATTTTCGAGTTCTCCTTTGTTTTTAAAATTTTTCAATAAAATTACAAAAAAAGGGGAAAGCGCCGGCCTTCCCCTTTGTGTTTTGTATTGAATTATTGCGCCGGTGTGCCAACGCCTTCAACGGTATTAAATTGGCTGTTGATGCTGAATTCATCAAATGTGAAGTCCACATCAAATTCCAAGAAAGAATCTTCGATATCGAGTTTTGCGAGCTCGGTCGTATCACAAGAGCACCCTTTGAGGATAACATCCTGCGTGCCTGTACCGGAGCCAGGATCGCTGTTGATAACTTGAATGTCAAAGATAAAGTCTTTCCCTGTTTGCTGGTATTCGTATGCTTTCTGTGTGAAAAGGGATGTCACAAAGTAAGACGTGAAAGAACCGGTGTATTCGGTTGATGTCACTTTGTGCCCTTTGGAGCGGCGTCCGAGAATCGGATACGCTTCTTTGTTTTTGGTGGATGTCGCGGTCAAATTTTTGACTGACATAAAATATTTCCATTCACCGTCAATTTTCAGATAGCATTCACCTTCAGCACCATTGATAAGGGCATTGCCCTGCATAACTTTTCTTTCTGGCATGTCTATCTCCTTCCTTATCCGATTGTTTCAGTGATGTACAGTTTTTCCATAGTAGCCGCGATGGTCACGGAATCTGTCATCACAACCGATACATCGTCAACGCCCTGCGCGATGGTCATTTCATCACCGGTGTAGCCGGCGATTGCGCCGATGGTGGCAAGCTCTGTTCGGATGTCCACCAAATCATTGCGGAGTTTGGAGCGAGCCACATCGTTATTGATGTAAACGCCAATGTAATGTTCATTGAAAAGCGCCGCGTCACGGGTGGCCAAATAATTGACCACGCGGACGGTTTTGTTTCGCGCGTAAGTCGCCTGTCTGCTGTCGGTGTACGTCACAAGGGTGTTGATGTCTTTGAGCACTCGGACCACGTCCCCTGTGCGATGGAAAGCAAACTTGCCGGCCTTGATGAAGTTTTCAAGCTGCGCCTGCGTATAATTCACGTCGATGCTGTGTTCCCCGTCGTAAATCGCACCGGTCAAATCGGTATTGAGGGCGCAAGCGGCGCAAGCCCCTGCGGTCCAGTAAACCAGCGCGTGCGCACGGCTGTCATCGTTGCAAGTGTTCTGCACTTCAATGATGTATTCGCTGTCGGATCCTGTTTCCAGCTTGCGGCAAACACATTGGAATTTAATCCCCAGGTCGTCGTTCAAGCGTTTGGTGTAAGCCACATAAAGGGCAATGGTTTCGGTGTCATCCGCTGTGCAAGCCAGCACGTCAAAGGTTTGTGATTCAAAGGCATTGAGCGCGTCTTGGTGGGCGCTCCCCGTTACGGTGGCCGCGTTGGTGCCGCCGGTTAAAGGCACGCCGGCTGTCGCCGCCAATTCAAAAGTTTTCCACGTGACCCAATCGTTGGCCACAAGCTTATTCGCCGCCGTAACAACCTGCTCATCCATGACCACGCCGTCGTAAAGGGTGGACACGAAAAAAGCGCCCTCGGTTTCGGCGCTTTGTGCGATTTTGATGGAGATTTTATTACCGGCTGTTCCGGTGTATTTTGCATCGGCGTAGGTGTTGGACGCTTTAGTCCCGCCGTTGATCCGATAAAGGATCGCTTTTGTCGCGTGTTTAAACACTTCCCGAAGGTCAATCAGTGAAGCGTCTGCCGCGTCACATCCGAAAAGTGTTTTCGCGTCTTTTGTAAATTCATCGGCCGTCACGGTATAAATTTCCGCCGCCGGCCCCCAGCTTAAACAAATCGGGACAGCCACCACACCACGGTCGCCCGTATCCTGCGAATAAGCCGCCGCCGATACCGAATTAATATAAGTACCGGGCAAGATTTTATTCTGTGTTACCCAGTTTCCGCCGCCAAATGCCATTACAGCACCTCCTTGCTTTTGAATGTGTTGATGATTTTCAGCGCGTCATCGGCCGTGTATTGCTTGTCATCGTCAAGCAATGCCGAAATCAGGTCAATGTCTCGCGCAAAGGCGCCCATTGCCAAAATCTGCGCTTTTTCATAAACAGGCGCCTTTTTTGCCGGCTGTTTCGCCGTTTTAGCACCTTTTTTATCAGATTCAGTCATCCCTTATCCTCCGTTTTAATCGTTTCGTCCATGGTCATCATTTTCGGGCCCTCGTTCACACGACGCCACCTTGTCGTATATTCCAGCTGAATGTGCAAAACACCGTCAATTATCGTCACATCGGGTTCATTGCTCGCCGTCAAGATTTGATCGCCTGCGTCAATATGACGAAAAGCCGGTGTCAGCGCCTCAGCTTTTTCCCAAAGGTCGATAACCGCCTTTTCCGGGTCGGTTTCATCGGGAAAATAAACCACTTCGGTCAAATAGCGTTGAGTGTAAAAACCACCAATCTGTTCCCGGTGCGTGGTGTCGATGATGTGAATAAAAAAAGCCGGGGCGTCAAGCTCCTGCTCAATGGTCATTCGGTAAATTTTTTTAATGTTAGGGAATTCCGAACGAATTGCTTTCGCAAGGCCCGAAACAATCTTTTCAATCATCGGTTCAGCTCCCTCAATATCTTGTTTAATCGCCGCGCCACGATAGCCGGCGCGAGACCGTTCACTTGATTGGCCGCGATGGTCAGCATAAACTGTCCGGGCACCCAGCGTTGCTTGCCTTCCTTGCTCGGCCGGGTCTTGTGCCCGTGTTCAACATAGGTTGCATACTCTACCGGGTTATAAACATAGATGTTGCAGGTGTCCCCCTGCCGCTCTACACTCGTCACCTCAATCAAACTTACATTGTCGCTCGTTCTGTGCATCACGGCGTCGCCGGTCTTGTCCGAAACATTGGAACCGACTTGATAATTGCGCCGCAAATTTCCGCTGATAACCGGCGTGCGTTGTGTCGCCCGCCTCAAAATCAAAGCGGCGATGTCGTAAAGTATTTGACGCTCAGCATCTTTGGTTGTCACCCCGGCTTTTGAAACGGTGTCAAGCTGTTTGGCCAACTCTTTGGCGCCTTTCACATCAAAGACCACTTTGCTCATGTCAGGCCCTCGTTTTCATCAGCTCCACCGGGACCGATTGATGATTGGCGTAAACCCTCGGTGTGCCGGATCGCCTGTATTCATCGGTGCGCCCGTCTTGCGTCACCGTGATTCGGCATCCTTCGGGCACGATGACCACGTTGTCCAAAATCAATGTGATGTCTGTGCCGATGACCGTCGAGCCGTCGCCCTGCGGCGCGCCCGGTGCTGTTCCGCCGTGGGACAAGCGGCAAGGTTCGTCTTCGGCAATGAT